GGGGCGATCTCGACGTGGAACCAGTCGCCACCGGGGGAACCGATGGTGTTCTTGGTGTACACCTTCCATGCGGAACGGTCACAACGCCAGCCGCGCCCGAACGGGGCGAGATGGTAGTCGTGGATTTCTTCGATCAAGAACAGTTCGGCGTTCGCCACCCAGAAGTCAACGACCTGACAGGCGGTCTGATAGTTGCCGAAACCCTTGCCCTTGTTGGCACGCCACGACAGGTCGGCGGCGCGACCGGTTCCGTGGACGGAAGGGCGGGGCGGGCCGTCGTTCTTCATGTTACGAACCGACCATGTGCCGTTGTTCCACACACCGTTGTTGAAATGCTTGACGGTGAGTTCCACAAACTTTTCGAGGCCGGCACGCTTCCCTGTCGCGTTGGCATCCCATCCGGTGTATTTGCGTCCCATGACTGCTCCTTAGTTGTAGACCAATGTTACCAAACCGGAGAAGTCTGATGCTCCGCGCAGGTATCCGGGCTGGTTGCTGTGGTTTGTGAGCGCGACACCGTAGGAGGTTCCTGCGCCGAAAGCTGACAGCCAGTCACCGGGCATTGTCACATAATCAGAGTCGTTGTCGCCGGACAACGCTACGGTTGCGTTCGTGCCGGCGAACGACGCTGAACCGGACGCTGAGGTCAGGTTGTGGACACGCAAAGTAAACGTTCCAGAGTTGCCTCGGAACGTGTCGCTAGACCCGGCACGCTTCACAAAGATGGTTCCGCTGTCAGCAGTATGACCCTTACAACCATCGGTGATGTTCGTACCGTAGAACCACAAGCCGTGCTGCCACGACGTTGACTTTCGCACAATGCCTTCAGCAGTCAGGTTCGTCCACGTGTTACTTGACGAATACGAGTCTGCGTCAGTCGGAACATACGAATATGTGCCAAGCGGTCGCGTGTACTGGTAGATAGAACCGTTGCCAGTCGCCTGGTTGTTCGCCACGTCGGTAGCGGTGATCTTGAACGACACCTGCCACGTTTCGCCAGACGGAGTGTTACGACGATTTGACGGCACAGTCATCGTGGTTGTGCCACCACCAAAACCACCCGACGTAATCGAATAGGTGCTGCCGTTGACCTCACCGCTTGATGAGCCGATGAACACCTGTTGCAACGTGGCTGACGCAACCCCGGACTCCGAGTCCGTGATCGCACCCCAGGTCACATCAAACGACGAACCGTTCTTCACCACAGTCGGCGTAGGGATCGTCGGCGCGGTGTTGTCATACTGGTACACCTGTTGCCACGTGCCAGACACCTTCGCATACCCGTTGGTGACACCCTGCCAACTGCCCGACACTTTCACATACGGGCGGTCAAGCCCGGTCAACTCCTGCCATGCACCACCAGTCTTGATGTAAGCAGGCATATCAGTATTTCAACCACACGTCGCCGTCAGCCCCGTCGCCGGACGTGGGTGTGGACGTAGAGATGTAGACGCGGTTGTTGGATGAGTCGCCGGTAACAAACACGCCAGCCAGTTTCGTCGAATCGATTGCGGCTGACGCGTTCACATCAGCGTTCACAATCGTGCCGTCAGCGATCTTGGCTGAGGTGATAGCCGAATCAGCGATCTTCGCCGTCGTCACGTTCGAGTCCAGAATCTTCGCCGTCGTCACCGCATCCGAAGCCAACTTCGCGGCGGTCACCGCACCATCGTTGATCTTCGCAGTCGTCACGTTCGCATCAAGAATCTTGGCAGTCGTCACCGAGTCGGCAGCCAACTTTGCGGCCGTCACGTTGGCATCCACAATCTTGGCGGTCGTCACCGAATCCGACGCAAGTTTCCCGGCAGTCACATTCGCATCAAGAATCTTGACGGTGGTGACAGCATCAGAAGCCAACTCGGATGCGCCGACAGCCCCAGACGCAATCTCAGATGCGCCCACAGCGTCAGCCGCGATCTTCGCAGACGTGATCGCATCATCCGCGATACCGCTCGTCCCGACCTGACCCCACGCCAACCCGGTCGTAGCCGACGAATCAGCCTTCAACACATGGTTGTTCGTGCCGACAGCCAAACGTGCAAACGTCGAGGTGTCATGCGTCAGAATGTCGCCCTTGCTGGTCAAGGTGGCAGCCAGTTCGTTCGCCTCATCAGCGTCAACAGCGGTGAACACCGGGTAGACAACCGATCCGGCAGCGTGTTGGGCGGCGGTCGTGTCGTCTGCGCCTCGGGTAGTCACGTTCACGGTCGTGTCTGACGCACCCGAGCGGGTGACCAACAGTTTTTCTTCGTTGGCTGTACCCGGCTCGATCACCACGTAGAACGGGTTAGCACCATACGGCCAGCCCGTGTATGCGGCGATCACGAAGTTGCTGCCACCGGACGTGAGCGTGCCGGTGATCGTGGTGGAGGCTGCCCCACCCTTGTATGTTCTGCGTGTCTTTGCCATTTATGCCACCAAACTCCTGAGTGTTACTACTGCTGTGCCGTCGTATTCCCACGACTTGTCGCCCGAATCAATCGGGAACCATTCTACATTCTCGACCACAGCTCTAAAGGTTTCGACACCTTCCTGGTAACTGATGATCCGCTGGTCGGAGATAAGGCCGCGTAGGAATGAGAGTTCGCTGACGACATCCATGTAGTAGTCGCGGTTGAACCGGTTGATCTTGCGATGCAACAAGACGGGGACAGAGAACAGTTCGCTTCGTACAGGTGCGGGGAACACGCGGGCTTGCCAGCGGGTGAGGGTCGGGCCGGCAGTTGAGTCTGTGCCAGATCGGGCGAACGACAGTTTGATGAGTGTTTCACCGAATTGTCCGTCTGGGCCGTCCAACGACAGTTCGGTGGCACTCGCCGTGTTGTATGGGGCGAGCGATTCGTAGCCGGAGCCGTCATGGTCGTACGCGAACGTGATTGAGCCGGCGAGGGGGCGGGTGCGGAAGTCTGCGAAAGCCATGAATTTGCGGTCGGGGATACCCCACCGCCAGAAACCTGTCTCGATGTAGCCGGTGGCCGCCAGGTTGGTGGCGTGTTCACGGTAGATGCCTTGCCCGGATACGGAGAACAGTCTGTAGTCGCCCCAGTTGACGACAGAGTTGACTGCTCCTTGCACGTCGGCCATCAGGTCGGACGCGTAGGCGGGTTCGTTGGTGGCGTTGAATTGGGACAGATCGAGGCGACCGAGGCCGGTGGATGTCCCATCAAAGTTTGTCCATCCGTACCATACGAACCGGTTGTCTCCGATAGCGCATTTGACATCGGTGGTGGTTTCAAGGATGGGGCCGACGAGCAGGTCGCCGTTGTTGTCGGAAGTGGCGAGACGGACACCAAAGTTTGTGCCGATGATGATGCTTCCGAGGTAGCCGTAGATGGTGGAGACAACTTCTCCGACTGGTAGTTCGGCTGCTTGCACGGGGATGTCTAGTGCGGTTCCGTCAGCTTTGATGGTGGTGCGGTAGATGAGACTGGTTTTGCCTGCGTATCCGGCCGCGTAAATGTGGTTTTGTCCTGCGGCGAATCCGACGTATCGGAACGCGCTGTTCGGATGGGTGTACAGGATTGTCGGGTTGTTCCCTGACGCTGTGATGTTCCACAGTTTGTGGCCGTCAGTTGACCCTGACCCTGCGGCCATCAGACGACCTTTGACATACCCCAACACACCCCAGTTGTGGCCCGTGTTGTACGAGGACGCGGAGGTAGATGCGGTGTTCGTCGTATAGATGCCGTTTGAATCAAACGACACGTACACGGTGTATCCGTCTGTGGTCATGCCGTTGATCGCCGCAGCAGGTGTGCCGGTCACCGTCGAGAATGTTGACAGGTCGGTGGTGTACTTCAACGTCTGATTGTCGGCAACATACAGGCGGTCGCCGGCGACAACCATGAACAGGTTTGTGGACGCGCTGCTCAACACCTGCGATGTCGTCTTCAACATGGACAGTTGACCCTTAGTCCACGGGTTCATGTTCTTTGACGTGTAGAACCGGGTGTCTACACCATCGGCGGTATCCGCATACTTCTGACCTGCACCCTTATGCCACGATACTTGTGAGCGTCGCCACAAACCTTGCGGGTTGATCGCCGCTTCGCCAGGAATGTTGGAGTCGTCGGCAGAGTCACGCAAACGGTTCTCGAACGTGCGGGTGAACCGGTTGGATTTGATGTCCAACATATAGGAGTGGCCGCCGATAGCGACCGGGAAGATGTCGGGGACGAGCGACGATGTGCCTGTGCCGGTGAAGAACGTCGGCCCACCCGTGAAGGCGGTCGTGAAATCCATCAGGGTAGCCATCGGCTACTTCCTGATACGTGTCGGGTATTGGCGGTTCAGACGGGCGGCTTCGGCGGTGATGCGATCTCGACGCAAACGCAACAGGTTGTTGATGCTGTTACCGACCGCGCCGGCAGGTACTTCGTCGCCACGGCGGGTGTCGCCCTGCGATTCGGTGAAGTTGCGCTTCACTTCACGTCCGGCCATCACACGGATTTGTGCGCCCAACACCAGCAAGTCCTCGATCTCCGTGGACGCTCCGATGGATGAGACGGTGGTGGACTCGGAAGCGAACGGCGTGTACGGAGCCTTGTAGATGACACGCACCGTACCGGAACGAACATACGAGTCGAACGCCAACGCGAACCCGGAGGCGAAGTCGCTGGTGGGCATATCGCGGAGCAACCGGACGTTGCGGATGATCGGATAGTCGTCGGTGAGGAACCGGTAACGGACATCATGCAGGTCAATGATGCTGGTTACGTTTGTCAGGTTCACCATGCGGTCGGAACCGTTGTACGAGATGTCTACCGTCTTCACTTGGAACAGGCCGTTCATCGGGGACGACAGGTCAGCAAGATCGGAGTTGAGGCCGGTCAGCACTTGATGGCGGGGGAAACGCGGGTTGACGGTGATGATTTCGCCTACCGTATGGCTGGCAGCGGTCGTGCCACCGTACCCTCGTTCAACCGTCACCGTCTTGTTGCTGGTGTTCGCTTCCCACACGTAGAACAGTTCCGTGCCGATCTCGAACACGGTGTTCTCACGTAGCGAACCGAGGTTGTAGGTGAGTGTCAGCGTCGTATCATCCGAATCGATGGGGGACGCGAGCTTGTTTCGTTCCTCGACCGTGCCAGCCAACAACTGTTGGACAGACCGATCAATGAGATTCCCGGCAGTCGTCATTGGTTCTTCGCCCAAGCATTGTCAACGAGGTTCGGATACGGGCGGCCGGCTTTCGCAGCGCGAGCCTTCGCCGCCTTCTTCTGACTGTCCGTCAAAGGGGACGACTTCTTGTTCGGGTTCTTCTTGTCCCAAAACTGCTTCTTCGCGGCCATCACTTCACCACGCCTTGCACGACCAGTAGCGTGCGCTCGTCTTCGGGCCAGGATTGTCACAGTTGTGACGCGCCCGGAAGTTGCTGCGACGACCAGGCTGATCCTTCTTGATCGACATATTCGGATCACCGAACATGACACGCTTCACCTTGCCTTGACCGGCAGAAACGAAGACGACAGACTTCTTCCGGCCGTAGCCCGGTTCACCCTGCCGGATACGGCGCGGGGTGTCCAATTTGACGTTCTTGCCCTTGTAGGTAGCCATCACTTCTTCTTCTTGGCAGCCTTCTTGCCGTACTCCATCGCACGTTCCTTCTTGCCCTCAGACTTTTCGTGCTTCATCTTGGCGGCCTTCGACTTGTACTTCTCGCCCTTCATGGACATAACGGGACTCCGATCTGAGATAGACACAGCGAGTATACCGCACGGAACCCTAGATTTCGGTGACGACACCGCTTGCCAGCAGGACATCTACCGTGGACAACGGGATGTAGCCGACCTCGTTCAGTTTCAACCTGATCTTGTAGCGGCCCACATCAGCCTCGACGCGAGACAACGCCCGTACCGGGATCATCTTCTCGCCGGCTTCCACCCACAGTTTCTCGGTTAGACGGCCGGTCGGCGGGTGAGCCTTCAACAGACTGTCCACAGCGTTATGCCAAGAGAACTCTAGGGTGTCCTCGAACCGGGATTGGCGTTCCCACAAGGCAGGACGGCCCCGCTTGTAGGCGTGACGCATCGCGTCCACCAGCTCGTCGTGGTCGGGGACAAACCAGTTGCCAACATTAGGGAAGTTGGACATGAACGACTTTTCTTTGCGGGCGGCTAACGGGAAGTCAAACAGGTGGGAGAACATGAGATGCCCGTGGGCGGCTGTGCCGATCACCAGGTTCCCGAGCGCACATTGTTGGAGGGGCATCATCCCGAACCCTTCGCCCCTGCTCGCAGACACGAAACAGTCGGCTGTGGCGTGCAGATCGCGTTCAGCGATGGGATCGAGGGCGGCTTTGATGACGGTGATCCGATCCTCAAAATCGTAGATTCCGGGGTCGTCAAACGTGTACGGCGGGATTTTGATGACCAGTTCGGAGTCGGGCAGGTTCGCGTCTTTGAACGCTTGAATGACCTGCGGGATGCCTTTCCTCAGCCATCCTGAGCCGCCAGTAACAAAGCGGAAACGCTCATTTTCGGGGACGGGTTGGGGACACCACAGGTCGTGGTTGACCCCAAGAGGTACAACGTGAACGTCGTCGTGGATGTCGTCAAACAGTTCTTTGTTCCAGTCGCAGGGGACGATCACCCGGTCAAACATGGAGCAGGCGCGGAGGAACCTGTCGGGCAGACGGTCGGTTTCCCACATCGTCATCACGGCGGTGGACTGTCCAGCCCACCAGCCTTTCACCATGTCGGGCAGCATCCCGTAGACGACAGAACCAGCGTCGTCGGACAGTTCCACTTTGCCGTCTAGATGGCGAGCGAATTCGTCCACCATACGGCCATACCCGACATGGGGGATGTTCACCCCCTTGATGTCATAGATCACGGCAGAATACCTGACTCCACCTGGGCTTTCGTTTCAGCCCGTTTCTCAACCTCGGCCGCCCCGTCAATCTTGCGGGGTTGCAGACCGTCGTTGCGTAGCCGTTTGTACGCATCCAAATCTTTGTCCAACACCGCTTCCTTGTTGGCGATGTGTTGAACCTGCTGACGGCGGGTTGGGGTTGCGGCCGAGCTGATACGCACATGGGCGATACGGCAGCCGAAACAGCCTTCCACATCGAGCGTCGGGTGGGTTTCCTGATGTTTCACCATGTCAGGAAATATAGGCTCCGTAGCCGGCTGATGTCAGTTGCGCGGCTTCCTCGTCGGTGATGTGGTTGTCGTGGCCGCCGTAATATGTAGCGACTACGGTTGTCATGTCAGACGGTTCCGATTCAACAAATGTGCCGTCTACCAGCTTGTAGACGTTCCGGCCTTTGGGAAGGGACGCGTAGTGGCGTAGGAGCCGGTAGGAGAACCGTTCACGTTCCCCCCACGGGATTGTTTCATCAAAGTCAGACAGGTTGTAGAAGTTGTCTGACGGGCATCTGAAGATGGGCATTAGGTCACCGTGTATCCGGCCGCTACGAGGTCGGCTTTCTCTTGCTCTGTTACGAAGTGTTCGTGTGCGCCAAGATACACCTTGTCTACGAGACTTGGATCGAGGGGGTCTACGTTGGTGTATGTGCCGTTGGTGAGCCGGAAGATGTTGCGGGCGCGGTATCCAGGGTTGGCTCGGGCGAACAGGCGGTGTGATGGGGACGCGTCACGGTAGTCAGACCACGGGAACCGGTCTTCAACAGGTGGCCGGAAGATCAACGATTTCGTCCAGTTGGCGGTTTGGGTGCTGGCTCCGGAGCCGGTAGCGGTGCGGATGAACAGGATGCCGCCGAGTGCGCTCGATGTTCCTGTGCCACTAGATGTTGCGGTTCGAGGGGCGATGTGTAGCCCTGTGCCACTAGATCCTGTGGTTGCGCCGCCTGCGCCGTAGGCGGTGCGTAGCCGGCCGACGACGATAGCGGTGAGAGATGTCCCCGTACCGGAAGCAGAAGCGGTACGGGGAACGGTTCGCAGCCCGGTCGCATCAAAACTAGATGTTCCTGTTCCGGTGGCGGTTCTGACGGGGACGCGGATGCGGTCGGCTGTGCCGGAGCCTGTACCAGACCCGGTGGCGGTTCGGACAGGGTTGATGTTGGAGTCGGCTGTCCCGGTTCCTGTGCCGGATGCTGTGCCTTGCCGCTGTTTGAAGACGCTGCCTGATGCTGTGCCGGAGCCTGTACCTGATCCTGACGCTGTGGCGGTGTACGTGGCGACACCGTTGTACGTGAGGTTAGACGCGTTGTAAGTGAAGTTTGCGTCGTTGTACAGATGCGCCATGATTAGTGCGGGTGCGGGTGATCGTGAACGTGGACGGGTTGCTGTTTGTTGACGAAGAACGTGGACACAATCCATTTGTCGTCAGACAACGGGGTGCAGGCTTCGTGCGGGTGGGTGAAGGTAGCAGGGAACAAGACGATTCGACCGGCTGCCGGCTGAATGCACGCACCGTGCAACGGGAAGTTGGTTTGCCCGCCATGCTTCACATCGTTGAGATAGACGATTCCAGCGAGGACGCGGGCGGCCATCTCCGGGTTTTCGCTGGGGAAACTGTCCACGTGTTCCCGGTAGTAGCCGTCGTTACGATGGTACTTCTGGATTTGGTAGCCGGTGTCAGCAACGCTCGTCCAATCTTGGGTGTGCCGATAAATGTCGCGGTATGAGGCGACGGCCGTGTGGAACGCGTCGAAGATAGCCATTTCGATTGCGGCGAATCGGCTGTCCCACGGCGACGAATGAGAAGTAAACGTGCTTTCGCTCAACGTCAAATCAGACGACCGTTTGATGTTATACATCACCCCACCAACCGTTTTGCCGTCTTGCGCCACCTGGTCGTACATCGGTTGAAGTTTGCCGACAAGCTCATGGCAGATGTTTTCGTCCAGAACATTGTCCAAACATAGGATCATGCCCTCTTTGCGGGCGGGAAACGAAACGATCATATTGCTCTCTCCTTCTCATATTCTCCGAACGTCCGACAGTTTACAATCAAACCGTGCATCCAGATGGACACAAAATCTGGGAGTTCGGGGATCGGTTGGGTTGTTCTGGCGCGGGCATCCGGGTGACCTTGCAGGAACCGACCCACCTTCTCAGGCGGCATCTGTTCAATCACCCATTGTTTGACCTCATCCGGGGTGGAAATGGTGGCCATGATGTTGTTACACAACGTTGCGATTTCTTCGCGGTTCCCAAGAGTGTCGTAAGCCCAATCCCACTCGATGATGTAGCGCAACATTTCTTGGAGGGTGCGCGTATGGTTCGGCTGTCGGATCGCTTCTTCCTCTTTCGCCGGGTCTTTCAATTCAATGTAGAGGATGATGGCGTGTGGCATCGCCTCGAACACGGGGTAGCAGACAACAAGATCGTGCATGGCGATGAGATGGTCGCCGGTAACCGGGTCGGGTGGTTCTGTTGACCCGCAGGCACACAGGCCGCTGGTTTCATCCCAACGGTGCAACGACGACGGGCCAATCTTCCCTCGATCACAACGAGTGTCTTCGCCTTCTACAACGTCTTTGACAGGGATTTGAGCGACTTTGCTGATAGCGAAGAACCCGACGTTATCGGTGTCGTCAATGATCTTGTGGTAGTACCCGATTGAGCCGCGCTCATTGGGTTCATCTCGTAAGGTAACCATCACGTCTTGATGATGTAGATGAACTCGGTCGCAGAGGTCGTGTGGCTGTGTGCCGCAGATTCGTTGCCGCTTGTGCCGTTGTGCGTATGGTTGGCAGATTCCGTGCCGGTGGTCGTGTTATGCGTATGGGTAGCACCATCCGTACCACTTGTCAGGTTTGCGTTCCAGGTATGTGCGTGGCCTGCACTCACTCCACCGGAAGTCGCACTTGAGTTCGACCCGTTTGATTTGTCGTAGGTGTGAGTATGGTTAGTAATGTCGTTGCCGGTGGTGACCGTGTAGTTCGCGTTGTGCGTATGGTTCGCACTCGCGTTGCCTGACGTGCCATTGTGCGTGTGCGTAGCCGAAGCGTTGCCGGTCGTCGTATTGTGCGTGTGCGTTGCAGACTGATTAGCAGAAGTGACTGTGGTGGCCGAACGGGTATTGGCAGTCGTGCCGAGCGCAAGACGCGCAGACATTGACGGAACATTGAACGTAGTTGAACCGTCGCCAACACCATACGCAGTACCGATAGCCGCGAACAAAGCGGAATAAGTCGAACGGCTAACAGCTGACCCGTCGCACAACAAATAGCCAGTAGGAATTGAGGTTGAGTTGCCGCCTGCCCACAACAACACGCTTCCAGCCGGCACAAGTTTCGCAACCTTGTAATCGAGACTGGTCGTCACCGCCGACCCATCAACTCCGACCTTCGCCTGCAACGCCTCAATCGCATCGTTCGCATCAGCGTGCTGATCCGCATGAGACGGACTGTTCAACGACGACCCGGAAGTCGGATTCGTCAAAGCATCAAGAGAACTGGGAAAGTTAGTAGCCACTCAGGGCCACCTCTCAATCCAACGTCAACGTCAACGACGTGATCTGAAACGTGTCACCAGCAGTCACCGCAGCCGACGACGACAAAGCCCCCGCAAACAAACAGTTACCAGTCGTAGCCGAATCCCACAACGACCAATGACTGTACGTCTCCGTCGCCGCCACATTCGTCCACTCCACAGTCGCAGACGACGACATTGAACCGCCCGAAGCAGCCGAGAACGAGATGCTCTTACGGGTCGTCTCAGTCGCCGCGTTCGACGTGCCAGCCTCACCAGGATCACCGGTATGCAACTTCACATACACCGCCGACACAGCCAGCGACGTGTTACGCAAAGTATCCAACCAAGCGTTCTCCAAATAATTCGAAATCGACATTGTTTACCTCACTAAAGCCAAAAGGCCGGGGACACGGTAATTGTACCGCATCCCCGACCTCAAAGCGGGTTGACTCAGACTCAGGCGAGCGAGCTGGACGACTCGATGCGACGGAGAGCCGCCTCACGGAATCGGCCGTAGCCACCCAGCCAGTACCAACCGACCGGCTGGAAACGGTTGAGGGTGTCGGTCACCGGGCCGCGCACGACCTTCGGAACCGAACCGTTGCCGTCCTGCTGGCTGTACGCCTTCGCGATGGCCTGACGACCCATGATGTGCGTGCAGTACACCTCGATGGTTCCGGTCGAACCGGAGCCGTCCGAAGCGTTCTCAAACACCTTCGCGCGGGGGGTCTCGATGAAACGAACACCCTCGAACGCGCCGATCTCACCGTTGTAGATCATGCTGGTGTCCACGTACACGTGCGGGTCACGCCACGCGGCCGCGCCGGTCTCACGACGGAAGTCGTAAGCCACGTCCGGGTGGATGTAACCCATGTACAGGCCGTTGAACGTCGGAACGTTCGCGCCACGCAACTGGGCGGTCACCTTGCGGATGTCGTTGGCCTCGATGATGTCCTCGGCCTGGACGGTCGTGCGGCTCGACGGGGTGGTGCTTCCACCGCCACCGTAAACCACGTTGGTTCCACCGGCGATGACATCACGGACGATGCTGTCAATCGAGATTCCGGCGTTGTAACCGACGACGTTCGCGGCCACAGCGTCCACGTCGAGGAACGAGGTTCCGCGAAGCTTGGCGGTGGTGAGGACGGCGTTGCCGTATTCCGCGAGGGTGACGGTCACCTGCGAGTCGGACATCGCCACGGCGGTCACGTCAGAGGTTTCGGTCAGCGCGGAGGTGGCGGCCGACAGGTCGTTGAAAATGGTGAAGGTCACCGACGCACCGGGCATCGCCTGGTTCGTGGGCTGGACTTCGACGGCTCCGTCGAACAGCAACTCGGAACGGAGGGCGAAGTACGCCAACCGGTCAAATGCTGCCTGATCGACTGAGAGGGCTGCGGTATCTGTGTATGCCATGAGGGTTCACTCCTTCAAGTGAGATTGGTAGCCCCCCGACTGGCAGGTCAGTAGGGCTGTTGGGCTTGACGTGCTTCGGCCAGCAGCATTTCGATCTCGGCTTGGCTGTTCGCCTTGCCGATCCGGGTCATCAAATCGACGGGAGGCTCGCTGTTGTTGCCGGACGCGACCTTTGCGGTTCTGTCCCAGGCATCCTTCTCGGCGGCCTTTGTGTCATGGATGATCGCGGCTTCGATGGCGGCCGCCCGGATCGCATCAGCTGTGAGTTCACCGTCATACGCCTTCACGAAATACTTGGCGACCGGGAGGCTCGGATCAACTCCGGCCTTCACAAACGCCAGTTCGCGGGACGCTGCGGCGGCTTCATCAGCCTTCGCTTTCAGGGCTGCGTTCTCGGCTTCCAACTGCTTCATCCTCTCACGGAGAGGATTGCGGCCGGACTCCTGTTCATCGAGTTCGAGTTCGCTGTCCACTATGTACACTCCTTTGCCCAACCAACCCCCGGAGGCAGGGGAAGGTGCTGCTATGTCTCACCTTGCGGTGGTTCCTGCCGGGTTTGGCATCGATATGAGTGTAGCACATACTTTTGTATATGCCACTATTGTCAGACGACAGACGCTTGGCCGCCTTCGCTGACCGCGAAACTACCGCCACCAGCAAACGCGGCTTCACGTTCAGCTTGCCTCTTGCGGAGACGCTGTTGCGCTGCGCTCGATGTTCCGAACACCGCGCCGATCTGTTCGGCTTGCGTGATCTGGTCACCCTGTTCGCCGGCAAGCGGCTGGAACAGTTCTTGCGCTGAAGCGATTGTCTGGAACCCCTGGCGGGCTTGTTCACCAGTAACACCGGCCTGAGCCAGTTCTTCAGCCTGCTGTTGACTGATACCGAACCCGGCTTGCAGGTTGCTTTCGGCGGCGATCTGGGCGGCCTGAGCCTGCTTCAACAACATCGGGGTGGCCCGCTGAGGATCAAGGAAGTAGGCAGCCAACTGGCTGTCATCCACCCCGTACAACCGGCGCATTTCCTCAACAACCTGCGGGTCGGCTTCACGGACAGCCTGATAACCCTGGTTGATTCGCTGGGAGAACTCTTGGACAGACACGTCGCCGCCGATCAGACGGCTGAACGTTTCGGGGCTGGAGTAGAACTCTCGGGGCATCCCAGCCGACCGCAACGTCTGACGGTACACGTTCTCCAACTGGATGTACTCGCCTTCAGACAGGACGTTCAGGCCGGCCTGACGGCGAGCCTCGTTGCCTGCGAACCGTTGACGGTACTCGTTAGTTTGCCGGATACGACCCACAAGGATGTTCGTGTCCACAATGTTTTCTTCAAACACCATTTGGTTGACGAACGAACCCAACTGATCGAGGCCGTAATTGGCGAGGGTTTGGGCGATGATCTCATACGCCGACTGCTGGCTTGCTCCCATGTCACTCATGTCATGCCTTCCCAAACAAATTTGCCAACTGGTTCGTTACCTCAAACGCCCGCTGTTTGGCTTCTGACGTGTACTCGTAGCCGAAAGACCTGGTGTTACGCAGGTATTTGCCCCATTCGTTGTAGTTCATGGGGCGGGTTTCACCTTTGTCTGTGGTGAACGTGACGGCTTGCGCCCATCGAGGGTCAGCGAAGTCAATGGTTTCCGGGTTGATTTCGAGGATACGCGCGGCCGTCTGACGATAGGGGTCGGTGATTTGCTGGAAGGTTTGACCGGCATCCAACTGTGCGCTGATGCCAGGGTATAGGGCTTTGGCGGTGTTGAGCGCATAGTTGTTGAACGACTGAATGTTGTCTTTGCCGGTGGCGATGTTGTTCACCCATCCGTTGAACGTTTCGTCCGACAACGAGACACCGTATTTAGCAGCAATTTCTTTGAGTTGCTGTCCGAAGAAACCGGTGGACAGTTGGGACATTGTGCCGGTGTTCTTGACGGCTTCAGCCCCAACAGAGTTCTGGAGGGTTTGTTCGTCCCACCCGCCACGCAAACTGTTCTCTGACAGACGGCTGATCGTCGCATCATCAAAGTTCACGCCGAGGTTGCTGGCGAGGGTGCGGATGTCGTTGCTTCGTGCATCAATCTGCTGTTGGGCTGACGCAGGGTCGGTTTGCTTCAGGGTGTCCCAGGTGCGAGCCGAAGCCGAGTTTGTTTTGAACCAGTTGGTTTGCTTCAGTTCATAATCAAACTTTGCGTCTGACCAGTCGCCCTTGACCGCGTTCTCGATGAGGGTGGCGATTTCGGGGACAGACTCGATGATGGCGAAATAGCCGCCGTACTGTTCTTTGGCGGCCTGCTTCCAATCGACCGGGGCAGGCGTAGGGGCGGGTGCTGTCGGTTTATTCGGTTTAGTTGGTTTCCCGAAGTTGAGTTGACCGGGTTTCAAATACGAGATTGGCAACGGAGGTTGGCCGAATGAGGCTCGCAACCTGTTGTAGCCATCCCATTCTTCGAGTGTCAGATTTCCTTCTGCCATCACGCACCACCAATCGCGTTGAAGAACTTGTTGATATACCCCAACGTCTTATATGCCGAAGCCTCATCAGGAGCCTGTTCCTCAGCGAACTGTTCGGCGGCCACATCAGCAGACGCGGCCTGCACCATCGTCCCGCCACCAGACGCGCGACGCTGTTCCGCGATTTCCTCAGCTTGGAAGGCACGAACGAAACGGTCGGCTTCCTCATCTGTGAACCCTCGACCCAACGTCTGTTGGGCGACCTGTCGGGCAACAGCCTTCAGATCGTCGGGGTTTGTAGTGCGGTAGGTGCGACCGCTACCCGACGACACCGACTGTTTCCCGGCGAGGCGTTGCCCCAAATAGTTCTTGTACGTAATGCCGTTCGCGTTGGCCAACGTCAACAACCTGTTCAAAGCAGTTACTTCCGCAACAGGATCGTTTAGTTGAGACTTTTCAATCAAACCAGCCTTTTCCAGCTGGTTCATCAGCACATCCTGATTCGCTGGGCTTAGACCGTTGTATACAGCAGGAGCAAAGTCGTCAGGGTACGGAGCATCACGTTCAACTTGTCCAGACGAGTTCACCAATCCGGGGCCGTTGTAAAGAACCAGTTTCCCGTTCTCATCGAAGATAAATCGAGGCGGGATCGCACCGACACCGCCCTCAGTTTTGGCTGCCTCTAGAGCATCAGTTGTGTCATCAGCACCCTGGTTGGCTTGTGACCCGCCCTCACTTTTCTTTCTCGAAGCCATAACTATTCCTCGCTATCCAAATCAACTTCTTGCAGCAACAGACGCTCCCACACACGACTGAAATCAGGATACACCGCCGCCAAACGCTCACCTTCCGCACGCAGAATGTCACGCAAATCGGCGTTCGCACCAGCCGCCAACGTCTTACCGCGCTGTTCCGCGATATCAATAGCGTAATCGCGCGCCGCGAAATACTCTCGCAAACCCATAGCAACAGGGTTATCGTCCATTCGAGGATCGTCAGCGGCTTCAGACAACACGTTCACCTTCGCGTCAAACGCTCGCACATCAATCGGAGCCTTAGCGAAACCGGGGTACTGGTCGTACAGTTTTTCGCGTTCCTGGCGCAGAATGTCCTTCTGCGCGTCGTTCGGGTTAGGGCCAGCCGCACGGATCAGACGACGGTAGATGGACGTTCCCATCAAACGTTGCGCTTCCTCGATCTGTTCTTGTGGTGTCAGTTTGACACGTGCGCCGCTTTCCAATTGGCGCATATACACCTGATAGTCAAACTTTGATCCGACCGGGGCGAAATAGCCGGCGACCTCATCAAACGTTTTGAAGAACGATTGGTTAGCGCGTTCCCAAGTACCGAACTCTGTCGAAGCGTCCAACCCGCCAGCAACAGCCTTCGTCTTGCCTGCCATATACAGCATGAAGTCGTCACCGAACGTATCCAAAAACGTTTCTACCGCCGTGTCATAGTTTTTGTCTTGTAGTTCACGGAAATACTTGGAGATTTGGTTGGCGTAAATATCTGTCTTAGACAGATCAATTGTTTCGCCTTCAATCTCAATTGTCTTTGTCCGGGCTGTTTCACTCAGAGGGGCTGTCAATTGCGGAACCGGTCGAGTCGGGCCAACAAACTGTCCCAACGCACGCATCATCATCAGCACACGCGCCTTACCAGTAGCGTCCTCTTGAAGCCGTTGCATATCAACTTCGTTCGACAAATTGTATTCTCCGGACGCGGCAAGGACTTCCATGACTTGCATTGTCATATCGCCCATATACCTGTCGTTATCCGGGTTACCGAACGTAGCCGACCATAGTTTTTGCCACCACGGGGGATCAGGCAACAAACCGATTTTGGGTGCGCCGTAAGGAGTCAACAACTTACGGAAATCGTCATATTGCGGTTTGTCTTTCAGAATCCATCCGGCTGCGACTTGGGCGTATGGCCCGATGCCCGGGAGAATGTTGAAGCCCATGTTCAAACTTTTTGCGGGTGCAACCATGTCCACGTCAGGAATATTGAGTTTGTTCTGGACGATCTCGCCACCCTTGTAGCCGCCGAAACCTCCGGCAATCAAACCTGGCAAACCGAAGGCAACACCGCCGATAACAGCTGCGCTGTACGCGCTCATCAACGGAACGGTGTTACCGCTGAACGGATAGTTGAACACGTATTCGCCGGACACAGGGTCGGTGTAGAAGAAGCCTCGACCGTCAGCATCAGGGTCTGCGTCACGCAAACCTTCCACAGACACATATCCGCGCTTGAACGCTTCGGGATCAGATGTGAGGCGTTGCGTCCAGTTCTTCATAACTTCTGCCCATGCGGAACCGAACGGCGAGATGATGTTCATAATGTCAGCGAAGTTAGACCGTTCAGCAGCGTTATAGAACAACTCTTTCGTGGTGTCCAACGCCGCCCCCTTAGCGTAAGCATCCAAGTCGCTGAACGTCAGATTGCCGTTAGACGGGATCGAGCCGTCTGCTTTACCCCACAACTTTTTTGCCGCGTCGTCGTTGCCGATATAACGGAAGAAAAACCGTTTGTTGAAGGTTTGGCCGGCTGCTTTTGCGGCCGCCTGGACGTTTGCTTTGATGATGGCCGCTTCGCCTGGTGCGAGTTCGTCAGCCAGTTTTGCGATGACGTTGTAATACTCCTGTCGGAATACTGGTGAACGGTTGAGGAACGCTTCGCGCTTGGGGTACAACTCGCTGAAGAAGATGTCAACGCCACGGTCAAATGCTTCACCAATTTGTTTTGCACGTCCAGCTGCGTCCGAGGCTGTAACGGTAACTTGTGCCTTGTAGGTGTCTTTTAGTTTGACGTTCGGGTCGTCCATGATTTTGTTGATCTGCTGGAAGAAACCTTCTTGGTAGCCTGTGATTTCGCCGGTGCGTGCAAGATCAAGAGCGTTACGAACCTTCCCAGTCTTAGGGTCGGTGTATTTGCCGGTAGCGATCACCTCGCGCAACAACGGGCTTCCACCGGTCGTTGCATCAATTCGCGGGCGAACATAGTTATCGACGTACCCTCGCACGTTCGCTTCGTCAAGTTGTCCTTGTGCATCCTTGAATATGACTGAGCCAATACGCTTCTGCCCAGAACTATCGGGGATAGTCCGGTTCTTCCACATATTCTGCAAGATGTCAACGTGCCGGCGACCTTCAGGGGTGGTTCGCATCCAATCAAGGATTTCGTCAGTTGTTTCTCCAGCCGCGACACGTTTTGCGATGTCATCGGTATACAACAACGAAACTTCGGCGGCAACTGCTTTGCTGAAAGCATCTCGACCGTCGCCTCGACGGACACGCCTCCATACACCAGTCTTGGCTTGACGTGCGCCAAGTTTGACCGGATCAAATGTTTCACGCATCGAGCCGGACACGGCCTCAGCCATCTCGCGTTGCCCGGAACGAATCAAATCTTCAGGGTCACCCTTGAAAGAAACACCAAAGATGTCGCCTTTGAATTTCTTGTGCAAAGCGACCTGGATCAACTCAAACGGATGGAAGGCTCCGGTTTGGATTCCAGGTGCGAATGATTGCCGCAGGAATGAGTCGGACATATTGCGGAGTACGTAACCGCCTGTGAGCAGGGTGACGGGTCGCCAAATCCAGTTTTGCGCCCACATCAACGCGACAGCAGGGGTACGAAGATCACCAAGTTTCTCGGGGTTCAAAAACCCTTGTTTCGTTGTGATCTTTTGGATGGGCGACCAGCGGGCCGCGATGCGCCGTACACGCTGCGGATCAGGGAGGAAGACGGAGTGCTTCAACATTTCTGATTGCAACCCGGCAGTCATCATCGGATGACCAGCCGTCACTATATTGCCAGCATCATCAACCCATGTAAACGTTCCACCAAGATCAGCAGCACTACCAACATCGTCAATAGCACCATACAAATCTCGATCCAAAACTTCTTTTTGACCAAGAAGACCCTTGTGAAGAATGTCGTTGAGTTCGTCGCTGACACCAAACTTGGTCATCGCAGCACGACTAGCTTCCTCAATCTCAACCGCCACATTACGGATCGAACCGTCACCCAACACGAAAGCGTCAGTCAAACGGTTCACCAAATCAACACGCAACTTGCGATCAACACGCGCCTGGATCAAATAGTTGTTGACATTCTTGATTGACTGGGCGACCTGACGGCTAGACCCGCCCTCAACAACAACATGACGGCCCGGAACAAGGTTCAACAGACGGGCAGCCTTTGATTCCTTCATCGTGCCGAAATACGGGATATTGCGTTTGACATCATCCCAACGACCAATATCAATTTGGTCAATGCGCTTCGGGCCGACACCGCGAGTGATGTCACCCAAACCGAGCGTGTCGTTGACAAACTGACGGGCTTTCACCGCATCATCAACCTCGACAACACCCTTCCAGAACGCCGCGTCAGCAGTCGGGAAAATACGGATTGCCTCGTCAACATCTTTGATCTTGACGATACGGTTGATGACGCTCTGGCCGCCCTTCGTATCAAGGAATTCTGCGACCTTGCTAGGAATGATGTAGGCAGAGTTCTTGTCCACCAAGCCGGCGAATGTTCGCACGCCAGCCTTCGCACCGATCTCCGTTTTGGCGAGACGTGCGACAGCACCACCACCAGGTAACGCTGGGGTTTTGATCGCAACATAAGCGTCTACAAGGCCAGACACGATGCTGTACTCACGTGAACCGGGTTGGGCGACCATCGTTGCAAGACCACGACCGACAGTCAACGCTTTCCCGTCAACTGTGCCACGCAACTTGCGGGCTTCCTCCGCTTGCGCCTCATAGATGCGAGCGTTTGGGAACCAGCCTTCACCAATCAAATCAGGGTTTTGCACCATCTGTCCGAGTTGGGTGGCATCCCAAAACGCGTCCTCAAACGAGAATGTTCCGGGGGTGTACGAACTGTTCCCCCCACCGAAAGCGGTAGCAACCTCATATTGGAATTCGTTGCCAGTTGTCGCGGTCGGGATAATCGTTGTTCCAGGGATTTTGCCGGTGTTAGCGGTCTGCTGGATTTGACCGGACACGTTGTAAATCGAACTGACAGCCGAAGTGCCGAGGTTCTGGGTAACGTCCGAAGTCCATTGGACTCCCGAACCAGCCCAACGGACAAAACCCTTGAACTTGTCTGCAACGTTACGGTCATACCAAGACTTATTCTTCTTCTTGAACGTGTCCGGGTTCGCTTGGATAGTGCGCTTCACTTCCTCATAAACGATGTTCCCCAAGAAATCTTTAGCCTGTTTCTCGTCCATCGCACCAGCGGTATATGCGCGGGCTGCCGCGATTGTCGCCGCGAAATTAGCGTCAGGGAACGTGTTATAGAAATCTTTGACAGCTTGCGCCAGATCAACAGAAACCGTGGGCTTCGTCGCCTCATACGCTCGCTCGGCTGCCTCCAACTCGGCATCGAGACTGTCTTCTTCAGAAGGGCTAAACGGGAACGGCATCAGAAACCGCGATTCCCGTAACGATTCAACATTTCCAACAGATCGTCGTCAGGGAACATCGCATACAACGCACGCAAAGTGTCGATCACATTGTCTTGTGGGACGCGACGCGGGATAATACCGGCCTCCATCGAGGACGGCCCCGCCCCGAAATCTGCTCCGGCAGTAATCGGCTCATCCGGTCGTTCAGTAGGACGCAACAAATCGCCGGCCCCACCAGGAACCGGACGTGCCATCCGTTGCGCCTCCACCTGAGTAGGCGCAGAACCGGGAGAAACCTGCTGTTGAGAACGCGCCTGAGCCGCACCCTCACCATACGTTTGACCGGTAAACGCCACCTTACGGGTCGCAGGATTACGCAAATCAGATCGATTCGGATAGTCAGCCATCAGCCACCACCAAGTTGAGCGAGCAACCCTTCAATACCAGCCGGAGCCGCCGCCTCAGCAGGCTGTTCCGCACCCATACCAGGCATCGCCAAACCAGGCTGTGCTTCAGGTGCGCCAGCAGGAACCTCCTGCGCCTGACGTTCCTTCGCCGCCTGATCCACCTCAGCCACAGCGTCATACAAACTCTTGTTGTCCACCAACACCTTCTTCACCAGCAACGCAAGATCAGCGGGCTGATACGGGCCGGCAGGGTTCGCAGCCTGCTGTTGAATCGAAGACAACAACGCCGCCTCAACACCCTCAGCGATAATCCGATCATGTTCCATATCAGGATCAGAAATCAGCGGATCAGCCTCACGTGCCGACTCTTTCGACATCAAACCAGTACCGACACGCTGACCCAACCCGATAATCAGGTTGTTCACATCGGAACCGGCAGCCGAATATGCGACATAGTGGAAGTCGGTTTCCCACACCTTGTTCGGCGTGTAATCAACCTTGCCGGCCGTAGCACGACCCGGCATGAAGAACGACTTGGGGGTGTTGCCCCAATACGCTTTCTCGATGGCGATAGCCACCTTGTCCTCAGCCAACAACGATTGTGCGAACGCTTCCTGTGCTTCCTGCACACGAAAGTCGATAGTGGCTGACAGCACGTTCTCACCGCGACGACCGGTACGAATGTTCGTACCCGATTCGCCACCGAACTCGGCGGGGATCGCACCCTCCAAACGTTCCTGACGTTCCAAACGATCCAACGCCTGCTCAGTCTTGTAGCCAGGGTTGACCTGCTGAATCTGAAGGTCGCCGCCCTTCAACACACCCAAAATACCGGCCTTGCCGTCAGCGAGCTGGACGATCTCCGGGTTCTCGCCGGGGCGGGCAACCAAATATTCGTCAGGGAAGATGCCTCGCTCGATAGCGATTTCGGTCAACGCTTGCAGTCTGGCACGCGTGTAATACATTCCGAGCAGACCATCAAACTGGCCGTGCGGCTTATCGAGCGTGGTGCGGTTGGCGACAATCGCCAGAGGGACACCGGCACGGTTCACGATTCGTTCCAACTGGACCGAATCCAAACCGGCGTTCTCATGCGGGGTGAAGTTCGGATGCTCGTCTGCACCCAACACACCCATCACGATCTCGTATTCGTCCACATACTCCAGAATGGTGAACATAGTGTCCGGCTCGACACGGCCGACACGCAAACGGCCGGCGACAAGCGGCCCATAGTTCTGCATCAGCCACGAATACGGCTTCCGGTAGGTGAAGATGCAGTCGTAAGGGACAGGGTTGTCCTGGTCTTCGGACGGACACGGGTAGGTGTCCAACGGGTTTCGGACGTGCCAACGCGGAACCAACGTCTTGAAGTCCGGTTTCAACACGACAGCCGACGACGAATAGGCGAGCAGATGGCGGGCACGGCGACGCAACACCATCTTCATCCGGTTCTCATCCCAAATAGCGAGCATCGCCTTCTTGCGGGTGTTCGCCAAATCTTTGGAGCGTTCCGAACCTTCGCGGAAAGCCGGGAAATACGGGGACGGCATAGTCGAGGCGACACGCATCGACATCTGATCCAA